GCCATCATCGCGGCCAGCAGTAGGCGCTGATTTTCACTCGGCCCCAGCAGCGCCGACTGACCTAGCGGGCTCATCACCGCCTTCCCCGCCAGTTCGGGGAACGCCATGCCCGCCAATGCAGCGCCGCCCGTCGTCAACCAGTCACCCCCGTTGAACATGCTCGCCGCAGCAGCGCCGGCAGCGGCCGGGATCGCTCGCGCGGCGAGGCGGCCGGCGGTGCCCGAGTTGCCGGGCATATCCTTCATCGTTGAGACGCCAGCGTTCGCCAGATCGGTCAGGTTCGCCCGACCCTCGGCGATGGCCGCCGGCCCGTTGCCGCCGCCCGCGATGGCCGAGCGCAGCCGGCCGGGATCGATCATGCCGTTCGCCGCCTCGACGCCGGCTCCCGTCATCGTCCTGTTGACGGTCATGAGGTTTGCATATTGGCGGCGGGCGTCGCGCCATGCCTGCAACTGCGGCCCTGAAAGGCTGCGCTCGACCGCGTCATCCAGCGCATTGCGGAAGCCGTCCAGGGCCTCGCCGGTTGGAACGTCTGCCGAAGCGCCAAGCTCACGAAGCTTGGTCATCATTTCCTTGTAGTTGTCGCCAGCGAGGACGCCGCCGTTCTGCGCTGACATCTGGCCCATGCGGTTCATCAGGCCTTCGACCACAGGGGCGATCTGCGGGGCCACCTGTTGATAGTCGACGGCGGTGTTCAAAAGCTCGTTTTGGAGCGCCTGATCGAAAGGCACGGCCGTCGAGGCCGCCAGCTGATCGAACGCACCGCCGATGCGAGTGCGGGCCGCAGCGAGGTTTTCCGGCAGCGCCGGGCCGCCGGCCTCGCCGAGCCGGCGCATGGTCGCATCCGTGAAACCAGACTTCTGACCTTCGATGAGGCGGGCAAAGTCACCGCCGCCCAGTTCGCTTTCGACGTTCTTGGCGAAATTCGAGCCGGTCTGCTGGCCTGCGGTGAGCGGGATGCCCTCGCGCTGCATAAGGGCCACGTTCGCCTCACGGGCGGCCTCACGGGCGCTCGGGCCGCCAGCAAGGGCGCTTCCCCCAGCCGCGCCGCCGAAGCCCCCAGCGAGGCCGCCGATGATCCTGCCGGCGGTCTCGTGGCCGTACGCCTGTCCAAGCTCGCCGCCGGCTTCAGAGCCGAGGCCGCCGCCCAGCGCCGCCGCGAGCTTCGTCCAAATGCCGCCGGGCCCGACGACCGCGCCGGGCACCTGCTCGGCGACCGAGCGCGTGTAGCGGCCGGGCCGGGTCTGGGGCTCGTACGCCGGGCCCATATACTGATTGGTGACCGCCTGGACATCCGGGGTCATGACGCCGGTCGAGCGCAGGCCCATCGGCATCTGATCCCTGACCTCGTCGGTGATCTTGTCGCCGAACAGCGCCCGCGAGACGCGCGAGGCGGTGCGCTGCGTGAAGTCGTTCACATCGCCCGGCATGCCGATCAGGAACTCGGTGCCGCGCCGCAAGCCGGCCCCGGCCGAGTGCCACATGTCGGACGCGACCGAAGGCTCGGCCGGGGCTGCTGCTGGGGCCGAGCCGCCAACCTGCTGCTGGACGTGGGCGAGCGCTTCGTCGGCGGTGCCGTTGCCGGTCACCTTGTACCTTTTGCCGTCCGGGCCGGTGACGATGAAGCTTCCCATCAGGGCACCTCCTCGACCTTCCAGCCGCCGCCAGCGCCAGCCGGCTTGTCACCGCCCTTGTCGGGGCCGCCGGTCGCCTCGATGAGCGCCCGGAGTTCCGGCGTCATGATCGACTGATGGTTGAGCTTGCCAAGCTGGTTGCGCGCCTGAGCGTCGTTGAGGTCGCCATTCCGCCACGCGGTCACGATGTCGGCGCGCTGCATGTCGAGTTGCGACTTCGCCTTGATCATGCCCGAGATGGCCGAATTGGCCTCAGGGTAATTGCCCAGCTTGGGCAGGCTGTCGACCATGCCGGCGTACTCGATGTCGGAGGTCGAGCCCGAGCCGGTCACGCGCATCTGCGGCGCAAGCCGCTTCACAACGGCATTGAAGGCCGCGCCCGCGCTGCTGGCACCGGGAAACATCTTCTGGATCGTGCCGGGCACCGGGCCCTGCGGTGCGACCTTCGAAAGCTCATCGAGAATTTGCATGTCGTTGGTGACCGCCGCCGCCTTATTGCCGGCCTCGGCATAGCTGTTCCAAAGCTCGCCCTCTTTCGTGTCGAACGACTGCCTGAGCTTGTTCGAGGTGTCGCCTGTGTTGATGATGGTGCTGGCCGCCGGGGCGGTCTCCTTGGCAATGGCTTTGTCCCTGAGGGCCATGGCCTCGGGCGACTTCGGATCGCCGTACTTGCCGGCGTTGAAGTCTCCCATGATCTTGCCCTCGGGGCTGTTCGGCTCACCGGCCTTGATCGTGGCCGCGTCGATAGCCGCCTGCCGCTCCTTGGCATTCTCGGAGGCGGTGGCCGCCAGCGTCTTGTCCGTCTGGCTCGATTGGAAGCCCTGCTGCTCCTTGGTCTGGCCTGACTGCCAATCGCGCTGGCTCTGGACGTCGGCCAGCTGCTGCTCGCGCTGCCGGCGCGACCGGATCGCCTCGACGGCAAGCTGGGTGAGGTTGTCGGCATAGCCGGGGTCGTAGAGGCTGGCCTGTCCGATCTGGTCGGCGCTCGGGCCTTGGTCGAGGTTGATGCCGGCCCTGAGCTTGGCCAGCGCCTCGCGGCCGGCGGCCAGCTGCGCCTCGGTCGAGGCACCCTGCCGGGCGTTGACGAAGGCCTCGGCGAGTTGCGCCGCGCCCTGCCATGGCGAAATCATCTGACGCGGCGCAGCGATCTGGCCGCGCGCAGCGGCGATTTCCTTCTGGCGCGCCATCAGAGCGTCAAGCGTCATGCCGCCGGTCGGGTCGACCGGGACGCCAGCGGAAGTGGTGGAAGCGATGCGCGGCATCAGAATAGCCTCCCTGAATTGAGGCGCTGCATGGCCAGCGCCAGCATCTGGCGCTGCGCCTCGGCCTGCTGAGCGTCGATGGTTGCGACCTCGCCCTGATCGATGCGGGCCGCGTCAGGCTGCATGGCACCGCGAGGCGGGCTGATCTGGCCGCCGCCGCCGAAGCCTGCCGCGCCCATCTTGCCGATGTTCTTGGCGATCTGCTGCCACCACGTCGCCGCCGGGGCCGCCGGGGCCCCCACAGGGGCGGCAGCGCCTGCGGCGGCCTCAGAGCCCGCACCGCCGCCGGCCGCCTCTACGGGGCCCGCAGGGCGGTTTGTGAATAGGTTGGCGAGGACACCGCGAGGATCGGAGCCACGACCGCCGCCAGCGGCCTCCACGGGCCCCTGTGGCCGTGTCGAATAGCCGGCGGGCTCGATCTGCTCCTGACCCTTCGGACCGTCCATCACTTGCGGCTGAGCCGCCTGCGTCGGCATGGCCTTCGGATCGATGCCAGCCCAGCGCGGAATGCCGGTGTTTGCCGCGCCCATCCATTGCCGCCAGCCGTCGCGCTTGGCGGTGTCCAGGGCGAAGTCCACCTGCTGCTGCCACGTCGAGGCGTCGTTCGCCCGCAGGCCAGTCTTCCGGGTGAACTCGTCGCCCAGACCGGGGTTCGGCATGCTCCGCGACATGCCGGCGTAATGCAGCTGGAACGGGCCGAACGACGAGCCCTCGTCGCCGCCTCGATCCGGCTTGGTCGGGTCGAAGACGTTCAGCGCCTCGGACTTGGCCACGCGCACCGCATACTCGGGGTCGATGCCCCGAGCGATGGCGGCTTGCCGGATGTAGGCTTCGACTTGCGGGTTTGCGGGCATCAGTGACCTCCCCAGCCTCCCCCGCCGGCCGAGCCGCCGCGACCGCCGGCCGAGCCCTCGCCGCCGCGATAGATCGGGTCCTGCTTCGGCTTCTTGGCCGCCTGCATGGCCGCCAGCTGGTTGCGCAGATCAGCGATCTGGCTGTCGTAATTGCCGCCGCCCGCAGCCGGCGGCGTAGCCGGCCCGTTCGTCGCATCGATTGCCGACAACATCTCGGGCGTCAGCCCCCTCGACGGCACGTTGGTGTCGCCGAGGAAGTTGATGAAGTGCGACTGGAGCGGCGTCGAGCCGCCGAGCCCGGCGATCATGCTCGGGGGCGGTCCTGGCCCACGCGGCGGTTCGGAATAATCGCCACCACTACTGGAGCCCATAGCTCTCTCCTTTCGAAAACAGGAGGCCGTAATCGACCATGTCGAAGCCGTCGATTTCGTGGACAGCCTCGGGGTGCAGCGAGCGCACTTCGTCGGCCATCACGCCGACATGAAGCTCGGGAAGGCCGCGATAGCGGAACCAGTAGAGCGGCGCGCCAGCGAGGGCGGTGCCGACCGGCTCGATGTCCTCTTTCAGCCGGCGATCCGAGGCGAACATGCCGCCGGGGCCGAACATGCCGCCGACCGCCGCCGAGCCCAGACCGAAGATCCCCTGATTTGCCGCGTTGGCCGCTTGCAGCTGGCTCTGGTAGGCGTCCTGCATGTACTGGCCGACCGGGGCGGCGTTGACGCCCTGCCGGCTGAACGGCTGGAATTGCGGCGTCGTCACCTGACCCATGCCCATGAGCGCGGCAACCTCGTTCGGCAGCTGGTTGCGTAGCGCCGTGTCGGAGGTCTGCTGAGCCTGCCGCAGGTTGTTCAGGAACGACGAATAGTCGGACCCCATCTGGTACTTTTGCGTCGCGGCCTGATTGTAGGCGTCCTGCGCGGCGCGGCTTTCCTGACCGCTGGCGAGGTAGGCCTGATTGGTCGCGTCGGTCAGTGCCCTCTGGCGGGTGTCATCGACACTCGCGTACTGGGCCGAGCCGGGGTTGAGACCTCGCGCCGCCAGCTGGGCGTCCTGCGCGGCGTTCTGCTTGTCGGCATTCTCACGGTAGCGGGCCATCATAGCCTGCTCGATGGCGGGCCGGTCGGTCGCCGATTGATCCTGCCTGATGTCGGTCGGGGCCTGACCGCTCGACCATTGCTGCCACTTCGACGGATCGAGCGAGGTCTTGAACTGGTCGGAAAGCCCGGCGCTCGCGGTGACCGCCGCCTGCCCGGCGTTGCCCTGCGCCTGCGTTTGCAGGCCGAGCAGCTTCATCTGGTCGGGCGACAGCTGCACGTCGCGCTGGTAGCGCGGCACGTAGGTCGGGTTGCCCTTGGCGTCGTAAATCGTCTCGTAGCCGGTGTTCGTGTACTTCACGGAACCGTAGGGATTGGTCTCGTTCGCATTGTTGATGATCGATGAGGCCTGAGCCCCATAGAGGTCAGCCGACTGCTGCGCGGCGGCCTGCGTGTAAGGGTTGGGCGGGCTAGGAGTGGAGACCATGGAAACCTCCGAAGAAAGGGGCCGGCTGGACGGTCGCGAGCGCCGGCTCGTAGCCGGGCAGGAACGGGCAGTCCTCGCGCAGCATGCCGAACATCAGAGCGTCGCGGTTGCCCTCGACGCCCTTGCGGATGAAGCCCTCGTAAACGAAGCCCATGCGCCGGGTCTGCTCGGCGGCGGTCTCGTTGTCGGGCGAGACGAGCGCGGTGATCCTGACCGCCCGCGAAAACAGCGCCGTGAAGATCGTGCGCAGCAGCCGCCGCGACATGCACCGCCGGTCGGCGATGGCGCAGGAAAAGTGCGCGTCGAACCACGTCTTGAACTCGCCTGTGGCGACGCCCATCAACTCGCCGGCCGGCGAGCGGACGGTGACGCAGAACCAGCGCGGCGTGGTGAAATCGGTCAGCATGAAATCGATCCCCGTGGCCTCGCTCAGGAAGACGACGGCGTCGGGCTCAAGGGGCTCAAAGGAGGGCTTCATCCGAACACGCTCCCGCTCTCGAAAAGCACGTCCCAGCCGGTCAGCGTCAGGCTGCAATTCGACACCAGCGCCACGAGACGCGGCGCGCCGACGCGGCCGATCCGGCCAACGCCCGACCAGTTATTCCAGCTGGTCGCCGAGCCCGCCCAGGCATCGACGTCCCACGTCGCGGTGTCCCAGAGCGCGCCGCTGCCACTGCCGATGGTGACGTCGGGCTGGTTGGTCGGCGCGGTCATGTCGTAATCGACCTTGATGTCGACAAAGGGCGCAGGAATGCCGTCGCTCTGGAGATAGGGCAGCACCATCTTGAACTGCTTCGTGGCAGGCGTGCCGAAGCTTGACCAAGCCGCCTGCACATCGACCCGGATGGGCACCCCGGCGTCGGAAAGGTTGAACTGGCTGACCTCGTAGACCTTGCCGTCGTCCGAGCCGACGAACAGCCGGTTGTCGATCCAGCCCCATGCGCGAGACGGCAGTCCCGACCATGACGACCACTGCTGGCCGGGCATGTTGCGCACCATCTGGCGATAGGACTTGCCGCCCTGCGGCATGTTGCAGATCATCCGGCCCGACGAGTGATCGAGCATCACCGCCCAGCCGGGGAAATTGCGCTTGTCGGACGCGGCGAGGAAGGTCGTGTAATTCTGGCGGTCGGCGATCTTGCCCAGCTGCTCGCTCTCGGCGCGCATCAGCTGAGACATCGGCACCAAGCCGGTCGAGATAAGCACGAACAACTCGCCGCCAAAGTTGACCACGGAGTGCTTCGACATGGGGCTGTCGAAGCGATAGACGCCCGTGAGCGCCATGTCGGTGTCGGGGTCGGTGCCGGCGTAAATCGCGGCCTCGCCATTCGATGAGAAAATCACCAGCTGGTCGTCAAGGCCGCCGCCGCCGTCGACGGTCCACGAGGCGATGGCCCGGATGGTGCCGCCGTGCCTGAACACCGCGTTGAGCGGAAGCTCCTTGACCTCACCAGACTTCTGCTGGAGCGGCAGGTAATAAACCGAACGGTTGGTGCCGTCGGCGAACCAGAGCCGGTTGATGTGCGAGGCGATCACCTGAAACTGGTCGGGAACGATGTCGGGCCGGCCGGCCGGGGCGGTGACCGCCTCGTGGACGAAGGCAGCGCCGTCCCACGACCAGACCCCATCCTGCCCGTTCACCATGACCGTGAAGGCGGTCGCGGCGAGGTTGGAAAAGGCGGTCGAGGCCCAGTCGTTTGCGAGAAAGCCGCTATGCAGGACGGTGCCGGCGAGGTCGACCAGCTTGCCCCCGGAAGCGGCGGCGAGCTTGTTGGGCGCGCCGTAGAATGGCACGAAGCTTTCGACCGGCGCGCCGCCGGCAATGGTGACCGCGAGGTTGATGCCTGGACGCGACCGGATGAGGTTTTCCTCCACGGTCCAATTGTCCAGCACCAAGGCGGTGAGCGGGTCACCCTCGACCAACTTTGACGACAGCGACAGGCCCTTGAGCGGCGCGCTGATGTGCTTGAGCGCCGCCACCCGCCGCTTGATCTGGGCGGGCTTCGGCATGGCGTAGCGGCTGGGCATCATCCTCATGAGACGCGGCCCTCGTCGCAATCGAGGTCGAGGACGACGGCATTGGCGCGCGCGCCGAGCTTGTTGAGGCGGGTCAGGAAGTCCCGCATCTCTTCGCCGAACTCGAGGCCCTTGGCTTTCAGGAAGCGATACTTGAGGCCGTCGATGGCCAGCCGGCCGTCGAAGCCGATCAGGTCGCTGTCGCTGTCGATCTTGGCCTTCGGCTCCTCGTCGGCCGAAAAGACCCAGATGCCGTCGCCGAGGGTCACCTTGTAAGGCTGTTCAAGTAATACCTCGTCGGCGACCGTCGACAGCAGCGCCAGCATCTGGACGATGTCCTGATCAGACGACCCGACCGCCGTGGTCGCCGGCTTCTGCGCGATGCCGATTTCCATGGACGCTTGCGAAATGCAGTCGAGGACGCTGATCAGGGCCATGCTCAGGCGGCCTTCATCTTGAGGGTGTTAATCAGCGAGTTCTGGGCGGAAATGGTGCCCTTCATCTCGTTGACCTGCTCTTGCAGCGCCTCGATCTGGCCGTCCCGGTCGCGGATCATCGCTTCGAATTTTCCGATGTTCGATGACAGCGCCAGCATCTGCTTGGCGCGCTCGATGAGCGCCTTGAACTCGCCGGGCGTGTTCTGGTCGGGCCGGGTCTTGGCCAGCTGCTCGATGGTGCTGATGCCGCGAGCGGTGAGCGCCTTGAACTGGGCCGGGGTGATCACCGGCCAGAGCGCCAGCGGGAAGCCCTCTTTCGTCGGCTCTTGCATGCGAGCGCCCTGCTCCTTCAGGAACAGCTGATAGGGGCCAGGGTAGTCTTCGAAATCGGCCTCGGTCGCCTCGTAATAGACCTCCGTGTGCGGCGGCACGGATTTGATGATGCGGACGGTCTCGCGATAGCGCGGCAGGCCGTCGTCGGACACGCCGTCTTGCGCCCAGCTGGGCTCGAAACGGACCAGTGCTTGGCTTGCTTCCATTGCAGTCTTTCTCCCTTTTGGTGGGGACGACCGCTGGAAAGGAAGGAACCAGCAGCCGTCCCCGGTTTTGCCCGTTTAAGGCAACTCAGACGCCGGTCAGCAGGATGCGGCCCTGCATGGCCCGGTTGGACAGCGTGATCGCGCCCATGAAGGCGATGTGCCGGGTGATCGCGTCCATGTCAGGCGACTGGTCGGGAAGATCGAGCGCTTCGAAATTGCGCCCCCGGTAAATCTCGAACTTCATGTACTTCGTGTTGAGCATGTAGCCGCCGACGAGGCCGGTGGCCGCGCCGTCGAACACGATGGCCGCCTGCTTGTATTTCAGCGTTTCGAAGCCGAGCGCGCCAAGGCGGGCGTCGGCATAGCGCTGGTTTTCCTGCAAGCCGCTCTCGTAGGTCGAGTAAAGCTCGGCATCGGCGACCACGAGGTCGGGATGCTCGGTGCCACGGATCAGCTTCATCCAGAGAGTGTTCAGGCCGGCCTTGAGGGCCGGATATTGCAGGCCGGTGGCGCGGGCGATGCTCTGGAACTGGTTTTGCCAGAACGCCCAGGTCGTGGCGTTGATGCCGCCGACCGTGCCGAGGCCGTCGTCGGTCACGAACGCCTTGAGACCAGCGAAGGACTTCGCCACGGTGCCGTCGCCGTAGACAGCCTTCGTGATGTTGTTCTTCATGGTCGACTGGGCGTTGTCGATCTTGCCTTCAAGCAGGTTGAGGATTTGCGCCCGGCCACGGTTCTTGGCCAGATCGGGGCCAGAGAGGGTGACGGAAGCCACGGCGTTGGCCGGCGAATAATCGGCCTCCGAAATGGTCTCCTTCACGGCGCGGCTGAGCAGTTCGGTGCCGCTGTACCACGCAAAGGTCTCCTCGGCGTAGGTGAGCGGGGTCGAAATTGCCTTGCCGCCATCGACAACGCGGACCCGGTCGCCCTGCCGAAGCAGCGCGGTCAGCGCGTTGGAGTTCGAGACGTTGTCGGCAAATTCGTCGTGGTAGTCGTTGATGGTGGTCGCCACCAACTGGGTTACGGTAGGTTCGGCCATGACGGGCTCCTGTCAGAGGGGCCCGTCCTTGCGGGTCGCCCTCAGAGGCCGACCTCGTCAGCAGCTGCCTCAAGTTTCGCGCGCAGCCCCGTGGGCTTGCCTTCGCCAGCTGGCTTGGTCACCGGCGAGGTCACACCCCGCACGTTTGACCGCACCGCCTGCCTCGCCCTCTGGTTCGCCTGCTGCTGCTGGACGCTGTTGCGCTCAGCCGCGATCAGGTTTGCCCGGATCGAAGGCACGGCCCAGATCGCCATGTCGTAGGCCTCTTGCAGCGGTCGCTCCGGGTTGGCCCGGAAAAGCTCGATCATGTGCGGCAGCACAGCGTCGAAGTGCGGGTGCTTCAGGTTGCCCTGAGCGTCCTTCTCGTCCGCGAATTGATCGATGCTCCATCGGTTGACCTTCAAGGCCTCGGCAGACTGCCGGCTGGCATCCTGCTGACGCATCTGGTTTAGCTCGCCCCGAAGGGCCTGCACGTCACCTAGGGTCTTGCTGATGTGGTCAGCAAAGTAACGGATAGCCGGGTCTTTGAGGTCTTCCTCGGAGAGGGCGACACCCGCCGGTCCCGGCTGGCTCATCTGGCCTGTAGCCGCTGGGTCCAGCCCCATCCTCTGGCCGAGTTCCTTCAACAGCGCGAGACGGGCCTGCGGATTGGGGTCCATGGCCCTTCGGTGGAAGCTCGCCCACTGCCCGATGGCATCGTAGGGCGAGACACCCGCCTGCTGTAGCGACCCGGCAATAACCGGGTCTTGGAAGATCGGCGCGAGCGACTGGGTGAACTGAACTGCTGTCGCTGCGGCCTGCGCCTTCGTCTGATAGTCCCGCTCCATCTCTGTGTGCCGTCGCAGCAGGAACTCCTGTCCTGCTGGGTCGAGCTTGGCAAAGGTTTGGCGGTCCTGTTCAGACCAGTGTTGCGGTGGCTGATTGCTCCCTTGGGCTGGATCGGCCGGCTTCGCGTCACTGGGCGCTTTAGGGTCCTTGATCGGGGCTGGATCGTTAGATTGCTCACCCGGCTTCGCGACCTGATCTGCCGGTGCGAAGCGGCCCATGCTATCCCTGCGCCGCTCGCCTTGTCCAGCATCTTGTCCTTCGGCCTCCTGCACAGGCTCATCGCCGCTGCCGTCGTCGGCGGCGGCGTCGTCCTGGACCCGGTCCCAAGCGGCCTCGGCTACGTCGCGCAGCGAGCGCTTCGGTTCAGGCGGGGTCGCTCCATTTGAAGGTGTCGTCGGCTGATTTTCGTCGGGCATGCTCTGCTTCCTTTTTCTGCGCTTGCCGGCCGCGCTTCATGTTGCGCGGCAGGTCTCTGGGGTCGACCGCCCCGGCGGCGGCCATGTCGCGGTCGCGCTCGCGCCACGAGGTGATTTCCTTTCCCGTCACCGGACTTTCGAATGGTTCAATGCGGCTCAGCATCGGGGCCGGGAAGATCGAGCGCGCGACCGGCGGTGGCTTCAGCTTGCGCTTGTCGATCAGGACGCTGTCCTTGATGACGTAGACGGTCATTTGTGCTGCGGCCGGCGCTGCCGGTCCCTTGGCAGGTTGAACTGGCTCGCGCCGCCAACGTAGCCGCCCTTGCCGACCTTGCGCGGCGGCTTGGGCTTCGAGTTCGGGCCGGTGCCGCCCTTCACGAACTGGGCGTTGTCGCCCTTCATCGCGGCGCTCGGGTCAGAGCCGGGCACGTCCATGAACGGGACGGTCTTTTTCATTTTGCCTCCAGTGCCGCCTTGCGGGCCATCAGCATGGCGATTTCCACCTGCGTGGCGGCGATGTTCATTCTGCGGGACATGAAGACGTGTTCCTGATGCTGGCCCGGCGGACTTGAGCCCTCGGCCCAGTGCATCGCTTCCAGCAGCGCCTCGCCGGCCGACTGGATTGCGGCGAGGTGGTGCTGCTGCCTGTCGGTGAGGCCGGCGGGGTCAGCCGCCGGCACCGGGTCGCGAGGACCGACCATTATGGTGCCTCGCGCCGATAGCCGTGCGCGGCGGCGAACTGGTCCTCAGGGTCCTGAGGCGAGCCGGTCGGATAGGGCTCGGTCGGCGCGAGGGTCATGACCTCGACCGGCACCGGCTGGATCGGCTCGGAGTAAGGCGGGCGACCGCCCTTCTCGGCCTGCGTCTTGAGGTCGTCGGCGGCCGAGGTCTTCTCGACGGTGGTATCGGACTTGCTGGTCATCGTGGTCTCCTTCTGGTCACATCATTGGCGGCCGGCCGCCCATAGGCGGGCCCGGCGTCCGTGGCGGCCCGCCAGCGCCGTTAGGCGGCCTCGGAGGGCCGGGAGGGCCTGCCGGCGGCGGATGCCCTTGTGGGGGGCCCGGCGGGCCTGCGTGAGCCCCCGGCGGGCCGCCGGGAGGCATTCCAGGCGGTGGCATCGGAGGTGGGGGCGGCGGCATGGCCGCCATCGCCTTCAGCTGCGCCTGAAAATCGCCGATCAGTTCCATGACGCCGCGCGAGTAGCGAACCGGGTGGATCGCCATCTTCAGCAGTTCCAGCGAAAGCTGGATCACCTGCGGCGGCGGCAACACGCCGCTCATGAGCATCGACTGGGTGCCCTGCATCACCAGCTGGATCGATTGCATGACCATCGCCATGGCCTGCTGCTCGGCCTGCTCGTCGGCGGCGACCGTGCTGTCGGCCTCGATGTCGATATTGCAGGTGCGCTGGAAATCCGACTGGAGGATTTTCATCACCTCGGGGGTGACGTCCTCGCCGGTCATGGCCGACAGCGTCTCGGGGTCGAAATTCTTGGCGATGATTTCGGCCTTGAGGCGCAAGAGGTCGCGCACGAAGTTGCCGGCCTGCTGCTTGGCGTCCTCAAGCCGGGAAGCGCCCATCGAGCCCTTGATGCGCTGCGCGGTCGCGGTCTCCGAGGCCTTGGTCGCTCCGCGCATGATGTCGGAAATGCCCATGACCTCGTAAATCGCCTGCTTGCACTGCTCGCGGGCCACGAACAGCTTGTCCAGCGCGTTCATGAAATCGACCACGGGCATCAGCCAGATGTGGTTGCCGAGGCCGCCGCTGATCATGTCGACGCCTTCGACCGGGATCATCTTCTGGTCGTCGGCCGTAAGGATGTCGCGGATGTCGGTTGAGGCCGAATTGTAGGCCCCGCGCACCTTCACCTGCTTGGTGAGCTTGGAAATGCGCGCCGAGGTCTCGTCCAGATCGTCGGCGAGCTTGGCGTACAGGTCATAGAACGGGCGCGGGATGCGGCTGTCGGTCGTGGTCACCGCCAGCATCGGGGCCGGGATCGGATAGAAGCCGTCCAGCTGCAAGCTGTCGGGGTCGACCCGGAAGACGATGCCGGTGGCGTCGCGGCAGAGCCAGATGATGCGGCGGCTCTGGCGATCCCAGATTTCCCACATCATGGCCTTCTTGATCTTGTCGCCGAGCTTGGTCGCGGTCTTCATCGCCGCGCCGCCGCCGACCGGGTTTTGCGCCGCGCTCTCGTCGGTCCATTTGAACAGGTCGCTGAGCTTGTTTTCGGCCTTGAGCTTGTCGTACTCGGGCGACCCGGCGAACTCGGTTTCGAGGTCCTTCTGGGTGAACAGGTGGCGGAAGGCGATCCAGTTCATGTCGGCGACTGCGCGCACCGGGTCGACCAGCAAGTCCTCCCAGTAGACGTACTCGTCGTCCACCTCTTCCCAGACCTTGATTTCCTGCGTCAGGGGCTCGCCGGTCTCAGGGTGTGGCAGCGGCGTCACGCCGTCGCCGGCCAGCACCGGCTCGGACTTCATCACCGGCTTCCAGCGGACGCGGCAGGTGCCTCGACCGGGCAGCAGCACGTCCTTGATCGCCATCTTCACCGCTTCGTGGGAATGCTCGTCGTCCACCACGATTTCGAGCGCCTTTTCCATGACCGAGGCGGCGGTCTCGACCGCTGCCTGATCGGGGCCCTTCGGGGCCGGCGGCGGCATCATCGGCATGGGCGGCATCGGCATAGCCGTCGAGCCCAGCAGCCCCGGCGGCGGCGGCATCACGATTGGCGCGCCGGGAGGCGGCCCCAGCATGGGGGCCGGTCCTTCCGGCGGCATGGCCGCCGCTGGAGACGGGGCCATAGGTGGCGGCCCCGCAGGACCGCCGGGCGGGGGAGGAGGCAAGCCCGGCGGCCCCGGCGGTGGCGGCACCAGTCCCGGTGGTGGCAACATGGGCGGTGGGAGAGGTGCGGCCACTTTCGTGAACCGCGAACGCACGACAGGCTGCGGCGGCTTCATGTAAATCGCCGGCAGCATGACCTCGGTGTTGGCGTAGAGGATGTTGAAGGTGACAGACCCGTTCGCGACCTTGCCGGTGCGTGCGTTCTTGGTCTCGTTGCGATAGATGCCGACAATCTCGCGAGCGCGGGTGCGCCAGTCGCGCTCGGCGCGCTCGGCGTCGTCCAGGCAGTCGAGCCAGTATTTCTTGTCGACCGTTTCGAGGGCGTAAGGATCGGCGTCGGCGATGTCGACGCGATCCGGCTTGCCAGCGCTGGCGGGCTGGGTGTCGACCGGGGGCGGATTAAGGTCGGCGTCCTGTGCCATGGTCACCTCAACTCGTTCAATTTGAAGGCGTTCGCGACGAGGTATGGGTTGCGGTCGATGGCCCTCTGCTTGGTCGCCACGAAGGGTCGCGAGAGGCAGGCGTAGCGGGTCTCGTCAACCGCATGGTCCTCGCCGTCAGTGTCGAGGTCTTCCGGCCGGTTTTCGTCGTGCTGCATCATCGGCAGGGTGCGGATGAGGTCGCGGCAGGTCTCGAAGAAGAACATCATCGGATGGCCGTCCGCGTTGCCGCGCAGCCGGGCGCGCACCTGATCCCAGCCGCCCATGCGCTTGTCGCGGCTGGTGCGGGTGTTGTCGGCCCGGCGGAAGGTCGCGCCGTGGCGCATCAGCGTCTCGCCGATGGACGGGCCAGAGATGACGGCAAAGGCCGCCGGGTCGAGGACGCCATAAGCGATGCGCTCGCGGGTGCCGGCGATGGTTTCCCGTGAAACGATGCCGACCGCGACCTGCTCGGCCGGCATCTTGATCCCGACGTTCGGCTGGCCGGTCTTGGCCCCGTACCACTCGCGGTAGCGGATGATCGCGCCCCTCGGGATCACGCGACCCTCGCGCACCATGTCGTCCTGACAGACCGCCCACCAGCCGACGCTGAACGGGTGCGCTGAGCCCCAGTCCATCGAGCGGAACTTGATCCAGTAGTCGGGAATGTCGAAGGGCGTGATGATGTGCCGGCGGCTGTCGAACTCGGAGAAGAACGCGCCCTCAATCACGTTCCAGTCGCCTTCGAGCCACGCCCTGACCAGCTGCGGCGAACCGGACGCCTTCAGCTTGTTGACGTAGCCGGGGTCGTTTTCCAGCAGCCTCGGATTGTCGGCCAGCCGGGACGGAATGTAGACGCGGGTGAGCCCGGTCTCGGGGTCGGTGAAAATGTTGTAAGGCCCGAGGTCGATGGCCCACTGCTTGACCCAGTGATGGCCGGGCCCGCCGGGGTTGCAGGTCGCCCGGAATTGGCACGGCACGCCCTTGGCTGAGCGCAGGCAGGCCAGCAGTTTGAAGATCGCCCCCGAGGTCGAATACTGGGTCAGTTCCTCGACGTAGACGCGCGTCAGCGACCAGCCCTGATAGTTCTGGGCGTCCTGATCGCTTTCGAGGTAGGCGCAGGTCAGCTTCCCGCCGTTGGCCATGTGGAAGTAGCCGCCCTTTTCCTTCCACGTCGCGGCCGAGCCGAACATCGCCATGCCGGCGGCGATGGTGTCGCGCAGGTCCTCGCGGGTCTTGCGCACCATCAGCCCCTTGGCATCGGGTCCGTAGTCCTCGGAATGTATCCACCATTCGCCCAGCGAACCGTGGGTCTTGCCGCCGCCGCGCGCGCCGCCGAACACGACGATGTCGCACGGGCAGTCGATGAACGCCTGCTGCGGGCCCGGCTGGGGAATGAAACCGGGCTGGACCTCGATCTGGCGGGCCGCCGCGCTCATGCCGCCACCTTGGTGCGCTGGGCGGCGATCTGGTCGAAGGTCGCCTCGGTGCCGGCGAGCTTGGCCTCGGCCCCGGCGAAGGCCTGCCAGCGCTTGATCGCCACGTCGACATAGGCCGGGTTAAGCTCCACGCCGAGGCCTTGGCGACTGGCCATCTCGGCGGCGATGATCGTGGTGCCCGAGCCCATGAAGGGGTCGTAGACCGCCTGCCCAGGCGACGAGTTGTTGAGCATCGGCCGGCGCATGCATTCGACCGGCTTCTGGGTCGAGTGGATCGAATGGGCGTCGGGGCCTTCCTTCTCTTGCAGGTAGCCGCTCAGCGCATTGATTTCCCAAATCGTGGATTGCTTGCGGTCGCCGGCCCAGTGCCCGGTGCCGCCCTTGCGCACGGCGTACCAGCACGGTTCGTGCTGCCAGTGATAGTCGCCCCGGCCGATCACGAACTGTGACTTGGCCCAAATGATCTGCGAGCGGAGCGTGAAGCCGGCGGCCTCAAGCCCCTCGGCCGCGCCGAGCGAGCGCAGGCCGCCGTGCCAGACGTAGGCAACGTCGCCGGGGAAAAGCGCCCACGCCTCGCGCCAATCGGCCTGATGATCGTTGGCCACCACGCCGGTCGCCTTGGCCCCGACGAGCGAGCCGTCGCGGCGCTTCACGCGGTTGCGCCACATCGGGTCGTACTCGACGCCGTAGGGCGGGTCGGTGACCATGAGGCCGGGCTGGATGCCGTCGAACAGGCGGGCGGTCACGTCGGCGCTGGTCGCGTCGCCGCAGATCAGCCGGTGCTTGCCCAGCAGCCAGAGGTCGCCCAGCTGGCTCACCGGGGTCTCGGGGACTTCCGGCACGTCGTCGGGATCGGTCAGGCCCTCTTTCGAGGCGGCGAGCAGGCGCTCGATTTCGGCCTCGGCCATGCCGGTCAGTTCGCGCATCTCGTCATCGAGGTCGGCGAACTCCAGCGCCAGCATCTCGTTGTCCCATGCGGCGTTGAGCGCCAGCTGGTTGTCGGCGATGCGATAGGCCTTGATCTGCTGCGGCGTCCAACCGACCGCCGTCATGACCGGGACGCTGTCGTAGCCGAGCTTCTGGGCGGCGAGCAGCCGGCCGTGGCCGGCGATTATCTCGCGCTCCTCATCGATCAGCACCGGAATGGTGAAGCCCCACTCGCGCATCGAGGCGGCGATCTGGGCGACTTGAGCCGGGGAGTGCTTCCGGGTGTTCCGGGCGTAGGGCAGCAGGTCTGCCACTGGCATGCGTTCGACGCGATCAGCGGGCCACTGCATCATTGCATCGGCCCTTCCGGCTTCGGCGCGAACTTCTTCTGCCACTCGTCCATCGACATTTTCTTGTCGCTGGCGCTGTTCCTGAGCGGCTTGCGAATGGTGGTCTCGACCTCGGCCTTTTCGATCACGAGGCCGAGCAGCTTGGCCTTGCCCATGATCGCGCCGACGCCGGCCGCCGGCTGCTTGGTCGCAATGGCCAGCTTGGTCATGAGGTCGAGTTCGGCCACGAGCGTGTCGACGGTGACGTCCAGGCGCTTGGCCTGCCGCTCCAGAAGCTCCTTGACGCGAGCAGCGACGTCGGGCCGGCGCGCATGCTTGGATGCGTCAGCACGATTGGCAGACGGTTTCATCTTAAAACCCGCCTTCGTGTAGGCCTCGTGTTGCGGCAAACCGCCGGCAAGGTTCTGTGCAAAACGTTCATCACGAGGGTTTGGAAGCACAGGCATCGGCGGCGCTCATTTGAAGCGGGATTGCGCTTTTGTACGCCTATAAGCCGGAAACCGAAAGCCCGGTTTCAAATCGCAATATTAGGTGTTTTTAATATAAAACTTTAACCGGGTTGTCGGGGGCTGGTTGACCTTTAAAGAAACTAAAGGCATATTTCAGCCCGGTTGGACGAAGGCCGGCCGGAAACTAAGTCAGGATTGACATGTTGCAGGGTTGCTTTCTGATATGAGGCGGTGTGGCAGTTGTACTCTCTGCTGCCGGCTGCTACCGCAGCGGGAAATGAATAAGTCTGCTGGTGAGCGGTGCGAACACCAGCGGCATACTGGCTGCAAAATATACGACCTTCGTCCACCCTCTTGCCGACTATGGTCCTGCCGCTGGTTAGTCGAGGACGACACCGCCCGATTGAGGCGACCCGACTTCACCCACTACGTCATCGACATCATGCCCGATTTTGTCACCGCCAAGCAGGACGACGGGCAGGCCTTCCAAGTCCCCGCGATCCAAGTCTGGGTCGATCCCAAGTACCCCGACGCGCACCTCGATCCTGAGCTTCGGCTCTTTCTCGCCCGGCGTGGTGAGGAGGACGGCGCGGTCGCCATCATCCGCTACGACAGCGGCGACGGCTTCGTCCTGATCCCGCCCTGCATGACCAGTGATGGCAATTGGATGGAGCGCCGGGATGGGATCAAGGAGCGCGAACACACTGCCGCCGAGAAGCACCGCGTCCTCGGCGACATGATGGTCCGCGCCGTGACGCAAAACCTTTAAACCAGAGCAGAGAGGGAACCACCACATGAGAGCATCCGCAGCAGTCGTTCGCTTGCCACGTCAGAACCAGATCGTGAAACTTGACGATGGCCCGGCGACGATAGAGCTTTGCCAGCGCGCCATCCGAACATCGCACCAGAAGTACTACGAAATCGCAATGCGCTCTGGTGTTGGCGTCCAGACCGTCTCAAACATCGCCAGCGGTGACACCAAGTTTCCCCGCATGTCGACCGTCATCCGCATTCTCATGTCGCTCGGCTGGGAAGTCTACGCCAGCGACAAATAGGCCCCTTCACCTTCTACCCAAAAATGAGGACCCCCGACCTTGAACACCAGACCCTTAATTGAAAGCCCGGCGCAAGAGCGCGGACGACTTCGCTCCGACAAAGCCGGCGAGTTCCATTTTGACGACACGCTCGATTACGTGAGCTTTGTTGCCGGCAAGCTTCGGCAATCTTCGATGAAGTACGGTCACGTCGCCAAGGGCGGCGGCATGAGCCCTTCGACGGTTTCCAACCTCGCGAGCGGCAAGACCCACTATCCGCGCTTCTCGACCATAGCCGGCATCCTCGGTGCGCTCGGCTACGAGACAGTGATCCGGGCAGGAAAGGCGGGCAAATGACCGCCAAGACCAGCCAGCACCTCGCCGACACGCTCCGCGCCGCCGGCTTCGAAGACCTCGCCAAGCGCGCCGAGGCCGACGAGTTCCACGACTTCCTTTCGCCTCACGGCCTGCCCGAGCTTCTGCTCGCCGAAGAGTTGGCCACGCTTCAACAGCGCGGCTACCCAGCGGCGAAGGACATTCGCGAGCGCCTAATTCAGGGCGACTTCGACGCCTCGACGGAGGAAAGCGAGGACTGGGCCAAGAGCGCGGATGGGCAGGAAACCTTTAACCGATTGATAGGGGGAAAATCATGAAAGACGTACAGGCAACCCTTCGCCGGCTGGACGAGGAAATCGTCGGCCACAAGCAGAACATCGCCCGGCATCAAGTCGAGATTGCCCGGCTGCAAGACACCCGCGCCGTGCTGATGCGCCTCGCCGAGGACGACATAGCCCACGCCGAGGCGGCCAAGGCTGAGCGGGTGGGAGTGCTTCCCGGCGAGCATGCCAAGCCGCAGCTGATCGTGCGCAAGATCGGCAGCGGCGACGAGGAGGGCTCGGCTTCCCAGGCGGCCAAAAGGTACGGCAAGACCATTCACGCCCGCGCCAACGGCAGCGCCACGGCCGAAAAGCCGAAGAAGCGCCGTAAGCGCGAGGCTTCGGAAAGCGGCGAAATGCGCGCCAAGATCATGAAAATCATGGACACCACGCCGATGTCGAGCCGCGAGATTGGCGACTTCCTCGGCCTGCCGCGCGACGAGAAGGCCCGCAAATCGATGTCGAACGCGCTCTACCAGCTCAAGGTCAAGGGCGAGCTTATCCGCGATGCCGAACACCGCTACGTGAGGCCTCAATGACCAAACGGATTGCCCTTGAAGACGAGGTGCCCGACGATGAGCGCGTGACGCTCAACGCCGGGCGCTGCCCTGATTGCGGAGGGCGCGGCTTCGTCCTTGGGCCTCGCGGCGGAATGAACCAGAACATCGAGTGCGCCCAAATCCGCTGCCGGGCGCGCTTCAACGTGGCGATTTTCGCTGGAGCGGTCCAGCATGCCGAGCGCATCGAGAAGCGCACCGAGGGCGGGCCGCGCTGGCCATCGGAGCCGGTCCAATGATCCCGCACCTGCGCAAGACTGAAAACCTCGCGCCGCTCAGGCCAGACCGGGCGGCGCTGCACGAAATCGCCTGCGCCTATGCCGAGGAGCAGTTCAAGCTCAAGGGCGGCTGCGACGCGACGTGGCTGGTGGCGGTCGGGCCTCAGGTCGCATGGATCGAGACGCCGTTCGATGGGGTCCGCGACAAGCAACAGACGACGTTCATGATCCGTGGTGTCCTCGCCGCGACCGGCGCGCAGGCCTACAGCTACGTCACTGAGGCCTTCGTGGCGGCGGTCGCCGGCATGCCGCCCGGCGAGGTCAAGAAATGGCTGGCCTTCGCGAACGAGCATGGCGTCTCGGCGCTGCCGGAAAAGATGCGCGAGGACGTGCTGATGGTCTTCACCCACGACCGGGCCGGCGGCACCTCGATCACCCGCTATTTGGTGACCATGCGGCGCGGCAAGGGGCCGAACTTCCTCGGGCCCCGTGTCGATGAGACCGACCCGGCGACCGGCATGGCCGGTCCTATGTTCAACCTGTTCGCGCCAGAGCGCCCTTTGGAGGACTACGATGCCAGCTGAGACCGCCCAGAGGGTCGAAAAGGCCCCACAGCCGGCCACGGAGGCCCCGCAGGCGCCTCCGCAAGGTAGCGAGGCACCATCCGCCGGCTGGCGCGGCTCGCGTTTCCTGCAAGGCATTCAAGACAGCCTGGGCGGCGAGGTGCGCCCGCTCAGGGGCGGCAACTGGTAATCAAGTTTTCTCCTGCCAAAGGCACCCCCCCCGCTCAGCGGCAGGAGAAAGACGGACGGTCGCGCGCTGGGTAGACGTTGCGACCGTCCGTCGACAACTTCGAGGAGAGACCATGACGATGACGCCGCCCGAGCTTACGCAAGCCGAGCTTGTCGACCGCATGCGCCGGGTCGAGGAGGTCCACCGAGTCCTTGAGGCCCGGATGGCCTTCGTCCGCTCGCTTGAGCGCGAACTGATCCTGTGCGCCGTCGTCGTCTATCTCGCCGGCATCTTCCTCGGCGTCATGATCGCCAAGCAATGGTGGGGCCTATGAGCGATGCGCTGCCGATCTGGGTGGTGTACGATCACCCGAAGGACATGCCGCACCTGTTCGTCGCCCGGCGCTGGCTGGTGAACGGCAAGGGCCAGCGCATGACCGACATCATTCTGGTCCACACCGAGATTGACCCCCTGCGCGAGCAGCTGGAAATGCGCGGCCTGATCAAGCTCGACCGCCAGCCGGGCGACGACCCGGTGATCTTGGAGACGTGGGTGTGAAGTGCTGGATACTCGATGAGACCAAGAAGCCGGTCGAGGTCGATCTGCTGACGTGGGCGCGCTGGTACGAGGACTTCGACCAGCGCCGCGTCGCCGAGACCGAGACCGCCTGCTTTCGGGTCTCAACGGTCTTCCTCGGCATCGATCACCGGGGCTGGCGCGATGGCCCGCCCATCCTGTTCGAGACCATGGTTTTCGAGCGGAAGGCGCAGATCAAGAAAATCTTCGGCAAGCTCATGCCAATTCATCAGGACGTCGACCAGCGGCGCTATTCCAGCTGGGACGACGCCGAGTCCGGGCACAACGCGGCGGTGCGGCGCATCCTGAAGGCCGAGGCCGACGCCGCCGGCAAGATCAGGCGTCGCGCCCCAGCTGCTCGCCGCTGAAAATGTGAAGCATGCCGGCATAGTCCGCGCCGGTCGCCTCGACCACGTAGCGGGTCTCGCCGGCCTTGGTCTGGAACACCGCCCTGACCTCGCCGGGGTAGGGATAGCCGGTGATCTTCTTGACCGCCTCGCCCTCCGCGAAATTGTACGGGACCGGGGTCGGCGGGGCTGGCAAAACCTGTCCAGGCGTCGAGGGTCGCAGCCATTTCAGCAGATTGCCGGCCGGCCCGTTGAAGCGGTTCCCATCGACCGGGCCCTGAATGCCGTCGACCGTGGCGCTGTCGGTGTATTGCCAGAGCGTCCAGACCGGCCACGTGGCCTTCGGCCACACCGGCTGCGCCATTGACGTGTAGTGCGCGATCCACAGCGAGGTCTTGACCAGCACCTCGTCGTGATTGTCGCCCAGCTGGCCCTTGAGCATGCCGCCGCCATAGATCGTGATCTGGAGGTCGAGGCCGGCCGCCTGAAGCGCCAGCACCGCCTCGCGAAGATCGGCGAGCGAGCAGGAGGTGTCCTCGTAGTCGATCACCACGCGCTCGCCGCGCTGCGGGCTCACCACGTCAAGGTAATGGGCCATCTGCTGGCCAACCTGACCGTGCTTCAGGAAGTGGTAGGAGGAAACAGCCAGGTTTGCCGCTCTGGCGGCCTCGCGGCGCTGCCCGAAGACCGGGTCGACATAGGTCAGCCCTTCTGTCGCTTTCAGGATCGCGCCGACCGTGCCGCCGGCCTTGACCCGAGCCCAGTTCGGCTCGGGCTGATGGTGCGAAACGTCGATGCACAGCGGGTTCATTTTTTGGCCGCCTCGGCGATCTTCTCGGCCACGATCTGCTCGACCATGTCGACAAGGTGGGAGGCGAGCATCGCCCAGATCGGAATGCCGATCAGGCCTTGCGCCTGCTGCTGCGGCACCATGCCGGCGTTGGTGAAGGTCTCCTCCAGCTTGCGGGCAAGCTCGCGCTTGTTTTCTTCGGTCGTGGTCATGGTCAGTCTCCTTCGAACAAATCTGGGTACTTGGCGGCGATGAGCCGGCCGGCCTGCGCGAACAGGCGGGCTGAGGTCTCTGCGATGATGACGGTGCCGTCGTGCGTTTCGAGCCGGATGGCGACGGAAGGGCGGCCCGAGCGCATGCCCTTGTCGAGGACGGCAACCCTGATCGGCTGGCCGCCGTCGCCGATGTGGAGGAAGCGCTGGTGCCGCTTGGGCTCGGGGAACGAGCCTTCGCCGTCGAGCGTGATGATCAGGGCTGGCATGACTTGCTCCAATCAATCGCCGGTAGCGTCACGCGGGCCTTGTCGGCCTTGTGCTGACCCCAGCCCAGCTGCGAGGGCGGCAACCGGCCGCCGCCGTGGCGATTATGCAGGCCGGTGTCGTGCTTGGCGTCCTGCTCGGCGACCGCGCGGAAGCGGTAGTTGTTCCGAAGCCGCTTGATCTTGCTCATGATGGCTTTTCCTCCTTCAGTTCCAGCCCCTCACGGATTGCCCGGATCGATCCCCGGCCGGGGGCCGGTTGCAGCCGCCTGACCTCGCCCCGCAGGGCCTCAATCTCGCCGATCAGGCCCTCCAGCAGATCGAGCCTGATCCAGCAGTGCGTCTCAGCGGCGGTCTTGGCCTGCTGCGCCTTGGCGCGGTCTAGAAAATCGCTCATTTTTTCCACACCTCGATGGCTTTCCAGCGCTTCTGGGCGAAGTAAGCCCGCAGCCACTCCTCGCTCTTGCCGACCGCCCATTTCAGGATCGGCGCGGCCTCGGTGCAGCGCCCGTCGACCATGACGAGCGCCGCGCAGAAATGCGGGGCATCGACGCTGATCAGGCGCTCGGTCATGGCCACGCATCCTCCTCTCGCCAGCCATCCGCCGCCAACTCGGCCATCAGCCATTCGATGGCCTCAGCCGCCTTGCCCGAAAGCGTGTCGGCGGCCGGCGTCCCGTGCTGGGCGTCAATCCTCGCCCTGGCCTTCAAAATCCGGGCGATGTCCTCGCATTCGTTCAGCGTCATGCCAGCGCCTCCTCAAGGGCGGTCCTGAGCAGCCGGGCGGCGCGGGCCTTTTGCTCGGCCTGCCAGCGCCCCTGCCAGTAATTCGCCGGCAAGGTCGCGTGTTCGGCCTTGGCATAGGCGATGCTGGCAACCTCTGAGGCGATCAGCTGGTCGGCCTCGGCATCGAGCCGCGCCTCAGCCCGGCGAGCGGCGGCGAGAAGATCCGATGAAGTCATGGGTGTTCCTCCCGCATCATCGTCGGCAGGTCGATATCGGGCAGGTCGTGAAACTCGACCTCGTCGCACATGGCCCAGAAGGCCCCGATTTGGCGGTCAAGGTCCTTCATCGCCTGCGCGCCGTCCTGAGCGGCGACCTTGCGCAGGATCGGAATGCCGGTGACGACGGAATGCTCGACCTCCTTGCGGGTCGCCAGCCGGCCCTTGGCCCAGAACGAGACTTTGTGTGCCGGGCCGATCTTCCACAGCGGCTTGCCACCATGGTTTTCGATGCCGAACGACTTGGTCACCCAGATCGCCGACACGCCCGGATTGCGGTCGATCATGATCCCGGCCGGCTTGTCGACCGGCTTGCCCTTGTAGGTGCCGTCGTCGGACGTCGTGCGCTTCGCCAAGGGCTGCGCCATGAAGGGACAGTTCAGAACGGCAAACTGGGCGCACTCGAAATGGCTGGGCGGCTCGGCCGAGACCCGGTTGATGCAGCACATGGGGCCGATCACGAAGGCCTTGTAGCCGCCGAGGCGCTGGCCGCAGACCCAGCATTTTTCATACTTGAGTGCCTGCCTCATCTTTTCCGGGTCAAGGACCGGAAACAGGGGCTTGCCGGCGTCCCAAGCAACGAACCACGGCACCGGATAGCCGCGCCGGTCGCGCGGCAGGCTGTCGATGCGCGAGGGCACCCCTCCGACGAATTGCCTCATGCCGCGTCCTCCCTTTTCGTCGCCCGGTAGGCGTCCAGCGCCCGGTTGAAGTGCTTCTCGTTGCAGGCCTCGCATTCGGCCCAGTAGAAGTGCCCATGCGGACACTTGCCCGGCCGGTAATGCCGGGGGTGCGGATAGTTGCCGGCGAGGAAGTCCTCGATGGCCTTGAGCAGGATCGCCTCGCCGTTCATGCCGTCACCTCCTGCGGCAAGCTCGCCAGCCGCTCGCGCCCCGCCTGGACGACCGCCGGGTCAAACGCCTTGGCCTTGAGACCTCGCCGGATCGCGGCCCGGTCGCCGAGGCCAAGGACCCAGCGCCGGCAATCGAACGCCCGGCAGACCGCCGGGGCATGATCGTGGATCGTGCAGCCGCCCTCGCCGAGGTAGACGCACTCGTTTCGGTCGGCCTTTTTCGCAATCGCGAGCCCCGGCTGGCCGGTGATCGGGTTGACGACGATCTGGGTCCAATAGCGGCTCTGGTCGTCGCCCGGCATCAGCAGGATCATCTCGCCCCGGCAGCAGGCGGTGCAGCCGTTACAGGGCACATGCTCGGTCGGGATCATGCCGCCCCCTTCCTGTCGCGCGGGCGGCCGATCCGCTGGATGCCGGCGGCGCAGTCGGCCTCGTATTGCTCGGTCGTCCTGACCGGCGGGCTGGGGGTCGCCTTGTCATCCATCGACGGGGTCACAGGCTCGCTCATCGATCCGACCTCCGCACCACTTCGATCAGCGTCTCGATTAGCCGCTCACGCTTGGCCTCGGGCATGGCCTGAATGTCACCGCGCCAGAGCCGGCCCAGCAGCATCAGGTAATCCTCGCCGGCCGCCAGCAACTCGGTCAGGGCCTTCTTGTCGTCGGGGTTCATTGCCGGTTCCTCACGCTGAAGCCCTTGCCTTCGAAGCGCACGATCAACTCCTTCATGAGCTTGACCATGTCCTCCCGGCTGGCACCGTTGGAAATGTAGTTGGTGCGCCCGCCCTCGACCTCGCCGAACGGGAAGACCATCAGCACGAAGCCGGTCTTGCGCGGGGCCTTTTCCTCGCGCCCGTCGTTGAGAAAACCGTCCAGGGTCTTGGCAATCGCCAGCATCTGGTCGCGGTAGCGTTCCTCGATGGGGCCTTCGTCGCGGGCGCTCACCGCAGCCTCTCCCGCAGCTGGGCGATCTGCTGACCAAGGTCGGCCTGCGCCGTCTCGATTTCCGTGGCGAGGAAGGCAATCGCCGGCAGCAATCCGGTCGGCAGCTTGGCGGCGCTCCGGGTCCTTGGCGCATGGCCCTCGCCGACAATCGCTTCCGTAAGGCCTCTTATTTGCTCTTGCAGTGCATGGGCGCTGTCAGCGGCATGGGCCAAGAGGGCGAGCGGTGAAATCGTCTGGGGGGTGTCTGCGTGCGGGGTGGAGGGGCCCCACATCGTAGCCGGGGCGGGGGCCTGCCGAAACGCCGGGGGGTGGCTCGGCTTGGCCAGGGTCGCGTCGACGGCGCGGCCGAGGTCGCGCTGCAACTCAGCGAAGGGATCGCTCTGGGGCTTGGTCTGGGGAATGGTCATAGGTCTCTTCCTTTCTTCAACGATTTCAATGCCTTACGCAGCACCCTATTGGACACCGTGGCCGAAGGGGGTGATCGACTGTCAACGCCACGAGGACGATGCGGCGCGATTGTTCGCTGCGGTTGGACGGGCCCCGCCCTCGCGGGATCGCGCGCAGCGGACGCGGTCTCGTCTCCCCACCATCGATCACGTAGGAATGGCATCCTATTCGACCCTTTCGAGCAGCTTGGCCTTCAGCGCCTCAAGGGCGCGATCTGCGCGCTTTCTCGCCTCGGGATTGATCGCAGGGCCTGTCGGCCTTGGACGCGGTTTCTTGGGCTTGCGTGGCCCGTTGTCGTCGCGAGGATCGCGTGGTGGCAAAGGGCCGGGAAGGCCGGGAGAGGTGCCCATCAGTCCTTCACCCTTCGATCAGCTGCGACCTCTGGCAGTTCGAAGTCGTGCGGGTTGAGGCAGGGCACGGTGATTTCGCTCCTGCCGTCGTGCATCAGGTCGACCGAAGCCATGAGGCCCTTGGCGCGATAGTACGTTTCCCACGCTCGCCATTGCTCTGGGTGGTGGCTGCGGCTGATCACCAGAGGCTTCTGGCCCTGATCGCGCAGCTGCTGGAACCGCTCGCGAAAGGCCTGAGCCGCTTGGCGCTGTCGGGAAAAATCGAACGTCGTCGTCACCACCTCAGTCCTCCTCTGGCTTGCCTTGCCTAATCGCTGCCTCAAGCGCGCCGAACAGGCCGACAGCGCTTGGTCGCTTCGGTTCGTCCTCGTCGTCGTCAAGCGGTGCCTGGACGAGCCGCGACTTGAGCAGCGCCTCCGATGGCGCGGTCGGCGAGCCGCCCTTCAGGCTGGGCGAGCCGGTCCGTGCCGAGCGCTCGACGTGGCCGTTTACGCGCGGAGGAAGCGCACCCAAGTCTGGCGAGCTTGGCGCTACAGAAAAGGGCTCTCTGCCTGTTAAGGGCAGAGCCCTTTTCTGTTGTGGTTGTGGTTTGACCCCTGAAGTTGAGCCTGAGACAGGCGCTGCGGCAGGCTCTGATACAGGCTCTGTTGCAGGCGCTTTTTTCGGCTCTGGCTCAGAGGGTGTTTTCCCATGTTTTGCGGCCTTTGCGGCTCTGGCTCTCGCCGTACTGGCTTGCGTTTTTTCGACAGATGCCAGCGCTGCGGCGCGCACTTCTTGCAGGTGCTTCTGGACATAGATGTCGCCGACATGTGGGTCGATCTGTCGCCGAAGTAGGGGAACGATGTGCGGCTTGAAACGCGACCGCCACGCCCTGACATCGAGGCCGATCATGCGGGCGATTACCTTGTCGTCAGCCTTGAGCCAGCCCTGATTGAGCCACATGCGGCCAAGCACCAGCGCATAGATGCCCTGCGCCTCGGTCGGCATCACCGCGACCTTGGCGTCCGAGAAGAACCGGCTCCAGTTCATCATCATGAAGGGCAGGTCAACCATGCTATGCCGCCACCTTGGTCGCGAGGAAGGTGGGAAGCTCTGCCATCGGCTTGAGGTCGACGGCGTGGACGAAATAGGCCCAGCGCTCGCGGCCGGTCGGGTCGGACCAGTATTTGTCCTGCTTGCCAGCGCCGCCCATGATCCAGCCGCGCAGCGTGACCAGCGGCGGCTTGGTGACGATAGCCAGGACCCACGGAACGCCGGCCGCGTCGTCGGGGTGCAGGATCAGCCGCTTATCGAAATGGTCGACCGCGCGGACCTCGCAGACCCCGCAATCGACCAGACCCGGCGTCAGGCCGAAGTCGGGCCAATAGACGCCGAGGAATTTGCAGGTGGCAATCTCGCCAAGCACGCCGTTCAATTCGTCATCGAGGCTGAGGTCGACCGCGCCGTGGCGATGGTTGCGCCCGTTCTTGAGCGCGCTGGCGCGCCTGACCGCCGCGACCTCTGCGCCGATCCTGACCTCGGGCCATGACAGCAGGACCTCGATCATGCCGCCACACTGAGCCGGATGGCTCCCCACGTGGTCAGCTGCTGCATCGCCTCATCGAACGAGCGCACGACAGCCCACGGCACACCGCGCTCAAGGCAGGCGTCCCGAAACTCTTCCTGCTCGGTCGTGAGCGGCGAGGCACCGCGCTTCAATTCGAGCCAGTGGTGCTGGCCGGCCGGATCGATCAGCAGAAAGTCCGACCAGCCCCTCTTGAGGCCCATGCGCTTGAGCCGCGCTCCGGTCCTCGCGTCGCGGCGCTCGCCGGCCGGGAAGTGCGTCCATAGCCAGCCGGCCACAGCGCCGATCCTGAGCGCGTCGGCGACCGCCACGTGCGTCTTGACCTCAAGCGGCAAGACAAGCGCCGTGCGGCGTTTCCTGACGCCTGGGCGGGCAGGCTGTCGGTTCATTGCATCGGCCCCTCGGTCGGGATGGTCACGAAATCATCGTCGGGGCCGGCGGCGTTGAGCCGGTCGATGACGTAGCGCATGGCAGCAGTCGCGGCGCGGCTCAGGCCTTCGGCAAGCTCGGGGTTGCGCTCCCCGATGTCGTCCAGCGCTGCGTCGCGGCTGATATTCGGCTGGCGCTTGAGGCCCATCAGCGCCTCGAACAGGATCAGCTGGAGGTCTTTCTCATCGAAGGTGGCCACGACCACCTGATCCGTCGGGGGCTTTACCATGATGTCGTCCACGCGCACTTGCCGTCTCCTCTCCACGCAACAAAGCCCCCCGGCCTTGAAAGGGATCAGTCGTCTTCCGGCGGATAGCCGGCGAGGTCGTTAGGCGTGACCTCGCCCTCGGTCACGATGGCGATCCGGCGGGCAATGTCGCGGCCGGGCCACGGCGCATTGTCGGCAAGCAGCATCGAGACGTAGGCGGCGGTGCAGCCGATCAACTCGGCGAACCGCTGCTTGGTCATGGGGCGAGGCTTGCGCTGGAGCCATTCTCTCAGCCTGTTGGGCTCAGAGCGGGGGCGGGCTCGGCGCAGAGGAACAACGTTCGTCGGCTTGGCATCTGGGGTGAGCGTCTGGTCCATGAGCGAATTAAAACGCCGCTTCAGAAGCCCGGTCAATGGGGAAAATCACTGGCATGTGAAACGGGGTTGTGGACCAACGCCTTAAACGGCGCTTGCCAAAGTATGTGGGCGTAAGGCAAAATAAGAGCGCGGCTGTTGAAAACGAAAGGAGAGAGAATTGCGATGAAGGTCTCGATCAACAGGCCAACCCGTGTGCGCATCACCAGAGAGGTTGTGCACTACGTCAAGGAGTGGCGAAAGCACTTCGGCCTGAGTGTCGACAAACTGGGCGAAGTCGCTGGCATCAGCGGCTCGATGATTTCTCAGCTGGAAAGGGGGAAGACCACCTACACCCAGAACACGTTGGAGGCGCTTGCAAAGGCAATGCACCTGCAACCGTGGCAGCTTCTGGCCTGCGGACCCGATGAAAATCAAGAGCTTTGGCGCACAGTCATGAACCGCTCGGATCGCCGAGCGCTGCTCGACGGGGTCGATGAAGCCGAACTGCCGGTGCTGGAGGAAATGCTCAACAATAACTGCGAGGCGGCCGTGAAATCATGGTCAGCGCTCTCGCAGAAAAAGACGCGCGAGGAGCCCACCAAGGCGCGCTGATTTAGAGGCTCAGTCCAAGAGCCCACGACCACTAAGCCGGCCCCTCCTCGGGCCGGCTTTTTGCTGCCCGGCGCGACCCGTGCGCCGATTGGGCCAACGTAGGTGCGGATTGCCCTCGTTAAGCCACTATCCACAACCCGACTTTATTTTTTTCGCTTCCGAGCCGTTTTCCCATTGTGCTGAGATTTGAAGCGTGGTTGCATAAATGACATGCCACCCGTCCATATCTGCAAGCGTGCTTTCTATCACGAAGCCGGGCACCCGGAGGTCTCCTACGAGGTGCTGGTCGATGGCGAAAAGTACGTCTGCGACGAGGTGCAATTGGAACTGCTCTACGACGGCGTTGCCCCGGTCGACCTCGATCTGGTGCGCCTGCCCGAGGAGGACGAATGAAGGTCGCTCGCTTCCCCATTACCGACCGCTCGACGTGGCTGGCTTGGCGCACGGCAGACCTCACCGCGTCCGATATCGGCGCTGCGGTCGGCCTGGACCCCTACAAGAGCCCGTTGAAGCTCTACGCCGAGAAGACGGGGCTCCTGATGCCCGATGGCGACAACCCGTCGATGCGGCGCGGTCGCTGGCTTGAGGCCGCCGTGCTTGAGGCGATCCGCGACCAGCACCCTGACTGGGAAGTGCGCCCGGCCAAGGTTTACCTGCGCGACGAGGAACTGCGGCTGGGCGCGACGCCCGACGCCATCGCCGCGACCGACGAGCCGGGGCTCACCAACATCCAGTGCAAGGTGGTCGCCCGCCCGGCCTATGAGCGCGACTGGGGCGAAGGCCCGCCGATGAACTATCAGCTGCAAACCCTGACCGAGGGCATGATGCTGGACGCGGCGCGCAGCTTCGTCGCGGCGCTGGTGATCGACACCTACACCGCCGAGCTTTACCTGCACCGGGTGCCGCGCCACGAGGGCGCTGAGGCCAAGGTGCGCGGGATCGCCGCCGAGTTCTGGGCCAACGTCGCCGCCGGCAAGCGGCCGGCCGCCGATTATAAGCAGGACGCCGAGACCGTGGCCGCGATGTTCCCGCAGTCGGTGGCCGAGCCCGTGCTTGACCTCGCCGGCGACAATGCGCTGGCCGTGCTGCTGCCGCACCGCGAGGTGCTGAAAGAGATGATCGCCGAGGACATGAAGCGCCTCGAAGCGATGAACACGGAAATCAAGGACAAGCTCGGCAAGGCCGAGCGAGCCACGCTGCCCGGCTGGCAGATCAGCTGGAAGACCGAGAAGCGTGACGGCTACACCGTGGCCCCGTCGACCCGGCGGGTGCTGCGCGTGACCGAGAAGCCCATCGATGAGGAGAAAGCCGCATGAGCCAGACCGCAACCCGCGAGGACCGCCGGTCCCGCTTGGACGAGTTCGCTAACAGTTCGTCTACAGGCAATTCACAGGGCGGCGCGATGGTGCCGGCGATGGCCGGCGCGCAGCAGAGCAATCTGGTGTTCGGCGCTCAAGCCGTGGCCGTGCATCGCGACGAGGCGCGCATCCTGCAAAAGATCAAGGTGCTGGCCGCCGCCGCCGGGGACGACTGGTATTACCGCTTCCCGGTCAAGGACAACAAAACCGGCAGGACCAGCTATATCGAGGGCCCCTCGATCAAACTGGCAAACGACATCGCTCGGCTCTACGGCAACTGCGAGGTCGACTGCCGGGCGCAGGACTTCGGCAACGTCGTGATGTTCCATGCGCGGTTTGTCGACCTTGAGACCGGCTACGCGCTCACCCGGCCGTTCCAGCAGCGCAAGGGCGCATCGAAGCTGGGCGGCTCCGACGACGCCCGCCGCGAGGACATCACCTTCCAGATCGGCGCGTCGAAATCGATCCGCAACGTGGTGGTGAACGCCTTGCAGACCTTCGCCGATTTCGCCTTTGAGGAGGCCAAGGAGGCGCTGGTCGACAAGATCGGCAAGGACATTGAGAAATGGCGCGCCCGCACCGTGGAGCGCATCGGCGCTCGCGTCGACATCAAGCGCGTCGAGGCGGTGATCGGCCGGCAGGCGAAGGACTGGCTTGCGCCCGACATCTCGAGAGTGATTGCCATGGGCAAGGCGGCCGACGACGGCATGGCGACGTGGGACGAGACGTTCCCGCCGCTCGGTCAGGTCGAGGATGCCGCTGCCGATCAGGCCAAGCAGGCCGAGGAGCAGCGCAAGGCCCTGGACGATTTCGCCGACGAAAAGGCGATGGTAAATGGAGAGACTGCCGGTGGGTCCGTCGCACGAGACACCGGAAGTGAGGCCGCCGACGCTGCCGCAAGCCCCCCGCACCCAGCGTCGGCGGCCGATGAACGCACCCAGATCATCGACCGCATGCTCAAGCTCGCCGAGGAAGACCGGCCGGCCGAGGAGCGGCTTGAGCGGCTGGATTTCGGCATCAACGACCTGATCGATGAACACCCGAAGCTGAACGCCTTCGTCAAGGAGGCCGGCAAGACCGCCGCCAAGGTGGTGAAGGGCGATCTGCCGGTCGAGGCGGCGCGCAAATACCTTGAGGGCGTGAAATGAGCGACGAGAGCGACAAGGCCCGCGAGGCCGGCAAGCGCGCGAAGTTCGAGCGGCTGGCCACGGCGCGGACGAAGAAGGCGATCAAGGCAATCCGGGTGCTGGCCAATATGGGCGGCCAAGGGCGCTACAATTACGAGTTCGCCGACGCCGACGTCGACAAGATCGCCGGCACCCTGGCCGATGAGGTCGCCAAGCTTCGCACGACGATGATTGCGCCCGGCCGCCAGCTGGACATCGAGTTCGACCTTTGAGGCACACGCGGCCACAGAGAGGCGACAGCCGCCGGCCGCACTCACCCACCAGCCAACCGGCCCGCGCGCGTTGGCGGGCCTGTGTGGCGGCACAGAATTGAAATTAGGAGGCCAACGTGGATCAGCCGCAGGAACACCCGCGCTTCGTGACCATCGACTTCTTCGTGAAGGACATGCTCGGCTACAAACACCGGGTCTCCTATTACGACCACATCAATGATCGCGGCTGGCCGCAGCGCGTCTATCCGGGCGGCACCAAGCCGATGCTGGTCTACGACGAGTGCGTCGCCTACCAGCGCATGAAGATGGCCGAGCGCGACCCGACCCCGAAGCCCGCGCCTACGGTCAAGCGCCGCGTCGGCCGACCCGTCAAGCAACCCGAAGCGAGGGGGTGAGCTATGCCAGCCCGCAACCCGCGCACCGCAAACCTTCTGCTGGGCCGGCAGCACGAGGAGACCATCAACCTTCTGGAGCATATCCACCGGCTGCTCCACGTCGTCCTTGAAAGGATCAACCACATGTCTGCCGTTACCGACCGCCTCGTCGCCTCCGTCGCTGCGCTCACCAGCGCCGAAAATTCCGCGATCACCCTGCTCGGCCAGCTGTCGCAGCTGATCCGCGACAACGCCGAGGACCCGACCGCCTTGAACAAGATCGCCGACGACATCGATGCCAACACGACCGCAATTGCCGCTGCCGTGGTGGCCAACACGCCGGCCACGCCGACCCCGCCGGCTGGCGGTGACACCGGAACCGGTGGGGACACTGGTGGCTCGACCGGGGGACAGGTCTAAGCTACACAGAGCGAGTGAGTTAGGTTCCCCACCGACTGAAGAGGCCGGCGCTTGAGTTTCGCGCCGGCCTCTTTTTTCGTCCGAGCCGCACGTCGCGGCGATTGCTTGGCCTTAGTGAAGGTGAGACAGGCCGAGCGCCGCAAGGGTGAAGGCGCTGCCCAGCACCAGCCCCGTCACAAGCATCACCCACTCGCCCTTGGTCATGCCGGCCCCGCGCTCGATTGCGCGACCGCGATGAAGCGGATGAGGTCGGCCTCCTCCTTGTCGGTGATCCGGCGGGCCGGGCTCATGTGGCCCGGCCTCCACCCGGTCGGCTTGCGCAGCCAAATCGTCTGCCAGTTGTCGTCGCTGCTATAGACCCGGCCGTCGACCATCTCGACAGTCTCGTGCTTGGCTTTGCACCGGGCGTTGAAGGCGTCGATGCGGTCGCGGTGAGGGCTCATGCGGCCCTCCTGATCTGCTCGACGTTCGACTTGCCTTCGCAATAGTTCGCCCAGGCCTGCATGATCGCGCGACGCTTCTCGACCGCCGTGGCGCGGCGGTAGGCACCCTCAACCGCGTCGAGGCCGTGGGCGAGACAGAACTCCCGGTCCTCCTTGGCGAAGGTGGTCTCGTCGCCAACCCAGTCGGAGAAGGTTGACCGGAAGCCGTGGACCGTGGCGCGGCCCTTGAGGCCGAGGCCTCCCTTCTTGACCGGGTCGGTGAGCTTGTCGCTGAAAGCGGTCGGGCCGACCGCCGAGCCCTCGCCCTTGCCGGTGAAAACGTAGTCGTTGCCAACGAGGCGCGGCACCGAGCGGAGCAGGTTGATGGCGGTGGTCGAGAGGGGGACGATGTGTTCGACGCCGGCCTTCATCCGCTCAGCCGGGATCGCCCAGAGGCCCTTGTCCAGATCGATTTCGCTCCAACGGGCGAGGCGGGCCTCGTCGGTGCGGGTTGCGGTCAAGACCGTGAAGGCGAGGCCCTTAGACGCGGTGCCCTTGAGCGGCAGCAGCTTGGCCATGAAGGCCGGCACCTCGGCGTGAGGCAGAGCGGCGTGGCCTTCGGCCTTGGCCTTGGAGGCCTTCTTGCCCAGATGCTCGGCGAGGTAGCCGGCATAGACCGCCGGATTGGGGCCGGCGTGAGCGCCCTTGGCGATGGCGAGGTCGAGGACCTTCTCGATGCGATAGCGCACCCGCTCGGCGGTCGGGCCCTTGGCAACCCAGATCGGCTTGAGGACCGCAAGCACGTCATCGCGGGTGATCCGGCCGGCCTGCATCGTGATCAGCTTCGGCGCATGCTTGGCAAGCGACAGCCGCCACTCTTTCTCCTGCGCGATTTCCTCGCCGTTGCCCTTCCAGTCCTTGGAAAGGGTCGCGAGCTTTTCGTCCAAGAGCGCGCCGAAGGTGACCGAGGCCAAACGGGCTTGCTGCTTGAAAGCGATGGGATCGATGCCGGCGGCGATCTGCACCCGCACCGCGTCGGCGGCGAGGCGGGCCTGCGTCAGGGTGAGCGAAAGGGTTGAGCCCGCGCCGGTCGCCGAGCCGAGGCCAAGCTCGCGCTGCCGGCCGTTGGCCTGCCAAAGGTAAACCCAGCTTTTCGCGCCGGTCGCCGAGACGTTGAGATAAAGGTTGCGGGCGTCGGCGTAGCGGCCGGGTGCCGGGTTCTTGCTCTTGAGGGCCGAGGCAAGCCGCGAGGCGCGGTCGGCGGGCGAGAGCTTTGCGTGAGCGGTTTTCATTGAGGCGTCTTCCTTGTAAGAGCGTGTAAGGGTGGTTCCCAAGCCCTAGACGTTTCCCTAGACCGAAACGCCTACTGCTGCTTACAAGAATTAAACCCGGCTTATGGAGAAGTCAACGTTTGTGGCCCTTTCAGCGTTATTATTTAACCCAGCTTACCGTCACTTACTCCCCCCTATCGGAGGAGATGTCCGATAGTTTGTCCGACATCGCATTGTTTTCCTTGCATAAAAGTTGGAAACTCTAAGCCTTCCCCAGAGCCGTCCCCGGTCGCACAATATCCAGCCCGGTTGAACAAAAAAAGGGCCGGCGTTGGCGGCCGGCCCTTTTTCGAAAGGGGGTGTGCGACAATTAGGCTGCGTCGTCCTTGAAGGTCAGCCCTCGCTGATAGTCGCGGATCAGGTCGCTGAGCCACGCGGCCGGCTTCTTGCCCTCGCGCTTCGCGAGCGCCTGCAAGAGCTTTTCGGCATTGTCATCGATGCGGTGAACGGCCATCGGATCAGGCCGCCGCCTTGGTGCCGAAGTACCGGGTCACCCGGCCTTCCTTTTCCTGCCTGAGCGTCAGGCCGGCCGACCGGGCGACCGCCGGGACCGACACCGCCGGCCACTGGGTCAGGTCAAGGATGTCTTTCGAGGTCGCGCCCTCGGGGCGCAGCAGGAGTTCGGCGGCAAGCTGGTTTTTGCTCGGGCCGCCAGCGCGAGGGGCGCGGGCCTTTTTGGCGCTCTTGCCGGCCTCGTAAACCCGGCTGAGCAGATCGCGCATGTAGGTGTCGCTGCGGGTGTCGCTCGCAATGAACTCGGCGAAGAAGACCTCGATAGGGTCGACTGCCGGGGTGGTCTCAGTCATCGGCTTGTCCTTCCTTGGCTTGGCGGCCTTGGCGGCCTTCGGAGCGGCGGCCGGCTTTTCGGCCTTCGCCTTTGCCGGCTTCGCAGCCTTGGCGGCCTTGGCCGGCTTGGCGGCCTTCTTCGCCTTCGCCTTTGCCGGGGCGGCGAGGTCGCCGCTGGCAATCGCTTCGAGGATGCTGAGGCCGGTGGTTTCGGTTGCGGTGGTCATGGGTAGAGCCCTTCCTTTAAGGTGCTGTTTCCGCTCGGGAAATCGAGCGTGGCACACATCGCTCCACTGCGCGCACGACGCAAGTCCTGTTCTGAGGCCTATTTCGGCGCGGACGACTGGGTGGCCTTAATCTCTTGAGCCGTCTGGTTCACCAGCGCGATCTGCGTCGAGATTGCCGACAATTGCGTGTTGATGTCGGCAAAGCGGTTTGCATAGCTCTCGGCCAGCCGGTTCATGCGGATGTCGACATTCTCGATGGCCTTTTCGTTCTGGGCCACCCGATAGTCCAGCTGATCCATTTTGGCGTCAGAACGCTCAAGCAACGTCATGCGGGCCTCCATCGCGCCGAACTGGGTGTTCAGGCTCTCGATGTTGCGGGCGTTTTGCTCGCGACCCGTGCGAAGCTCGGCGAGGGTGTAGCCCCACGCCATGAAGCCGCCGACGAAGCCGCAGACCACGGCAAGCGTGTTGATGTTCCATTCCCACTTGAAGGTGGGACGGGGGACGCCGCTGTCAGGCATCGCATGTCCTCATTTGCCGACACTGGCAGGGGTGACGGTCGGCGTGAACCACGTCTTGATCACCCATGTGATGATGGCCTGGGCCGCCTGAATGCCGGCCACGACCTCGGCCTGCACCTCGGGCGGAATGTTGATGCCGAAGATCACCAGAACGCTCGCAGCGAGGGCGAGCGCCTGCGTCCAGTTGACCTTCGAAAACCAAGCCGATTTCACTTCAACGGTTGCGGTAGCCATGGCTCTGCTTCCTTTCCTATGACCAATATGTGGTCAGTTTGATCACCGGCCAGATGGTGCCCGAGGCCGCCTTAGGTCCGAACAGAGACCCGGTGGTGAGGTTGACATAAAAGTCACCAACGACGCCGTTGCCGGCGACCGGGTCGACGGTGCCGGAAATGAGGTTGATGGCATCGAGGCCGGGATCGCCCTGCGGGCCCTGAGGTCCAACGGGGCCAGCCGGGCCGACCGGACCTGCGGGGCCGACCGCTCCGGTGTCGCCCGTGTCGCCCTTGATGCCCTGCGGGCCTTGCGGCCCGACCGGGCCGGTCGCGCCGGTCGGTCCAGTTGCGCCGGTCGGGCCGACCGGACCTTGGATGCCCTGAATGCCCTGCGGGCCTTGGACACCTTGGACGCCCTGCACACCCTGCGCGCCAACGTCGCCGCGCGGGATCACGAAGCTGATCACCTGATTAGGAGCGACCCCGGTGATGGTCGCCGTGGCGGCCGAGCCCGGCGCGCCGGTCGTGATCGTGCCGATGGTCAGCACATTGGCCGGGCCGGGAACGCCCTGATCGCCTTGCGGACCTTGCGGACCCTGCGGGCCGACCGGGCCGATGACGGTAGGCACCTGAATGGGGGCGAGCGGGCTCGTCTCGCCATAGGCGGCGGCGCTGAGCATCAGTACGCCCTTGGCAAGCAATCCTACGGCCACAGGCGGGTCCTCAGGGTTGTCGGCGACGCGGCGCTGGTAAAGCTCAACCGTGTAGCCGTTGGGGTCTGTGAGGGCGCTGCCGGGCACGGTGACGGCTCCGACGCTGTCGACGTCATAAGCGCCGATCCTGCCGGTGCTGCGCTGCAAGAGCGTCAGCTGCGGCAGCAGGGTTGCCGGGTCGACCGGGTCGCGCCCTTGCGTCAGGAACGTCAGGTCGAGGTCGAGGTCGACGCCGGCCGCCGCGCGAACGGACAGCAGGGCCGGCTCGATCTTTGAGACGACGACGGTGCGGGCGAGACCCATGTAGACCTCCTCAGGGCAGAGTGGCGTAGGCGTTGGCGCGAGCGTCCCAGATCGAGCCCAGGACGAACTCGATGTCCCCGTCGGGCACCGCGTCGCCGCCGTTGGCCTCGATGTTCTGCGAAATCGTGGCGTTCGAGGCCACGAGATGCAGGGCGAGCAGCAGCGCCTTGTCGTTGCCGGTGACCACGCGCCCCGCATAGGCGACGCGGACGGCGTGGTTGGCCGTCGCCGGGTCTTCGGAGGCCACCTGCTGGGCGACCTTGAGCGCGATGAAGGCGACGCGGGTGTAGAACGTCGGGTTGCTCGCGGCGGCGATGATGTCCTTAGTTGCCATTGTAGATTTCTCCCAAGGTTGGGCCGCCGAACAGGTCGTCGGGGGCGCTGAGG